ATTGTGGATTTTTTATATCAATAGCACGTAAACGAATTTCAGTTCTATCCGGAGAAATTTCATCGATTCTTAAATATTGTTGTTCATAACTACCTATCAAGTTTTTAAAGAAGTTAACAACAATTTTTAATGTACCAGCTGTTAATTTTAATGTATCAAATTCCTTGCGAATATCAATTGCAATTGGATTATATAAATCAATTTTACGATTTGTTATTGGATCAACATATTCTGGAATTTTTATTACTTGTTGAACTTTATGATTTCCTGACAACCAAGAATCTGTAGAGTATACATGCAATTCTAGTCTAGAATCTCCAGCATTTTCTTTTATATCGGGTACTGGAAGATATTTACGTTGATTATTAGGATATGATAGTAAATCAATTTGTTGGTCAGTTAAACGCTGTGCAACTATTGCATTAGTAGTTGTATTAATTTGTTGAATATTTTTATATTGCGTTAACATACTTATACCGATTCGAATTTAATAAATGTTGAATTTGCCAATATTGTATGATTTCTATTTTCTTGTTGGTCTTCTGCAAAGCCTCGTAAAAATATATCCGTGCCAGCACCTAAAGCAACCAATGAAGCATTACTTACTGTTTCATCAATATTAGTAGTATATATGCCTTCTTTTGTAACTTGATTCTTATTATTTACATCATCTGGAGTAAAAAAATTAGTAAATAAAAACGAAGATAAATCAGTTATTTCTCCATTTTTTCCTAAACCAAAAAAGAATCCAACTTCTGAATTTCTATTTGAATTGTATTGCGTTGTTATAACACCTGTTACTTTTAAATCTTTTCCTTGTTCAATTAAATCTTGCGTTATAGTAAATGCATTATTATATTGTTGAGGCGGACCTTGAGTTACATTTGATAATTCTACAATCTGAGCTTCAGTTTTTGTTCCATCTAAACTGTCTTTGCTAATTTTACTTACTTGTTGATTTGCACTAGGTTTATACGTAGATGGAGTAAGTGGTATATTTGATTCAACTGTAGCAATTTCAGATTCTAACTCTAAAGATAAATCTAAATTTAAATCTAAATCTAAATCTAATGTTTCGTCAACGATTGCAGTACGAGCTGGAAATTTAAAATAATTAAATTGAGTATCTAATAATGGCAATACCGATTCGGCTAATACATTTGTTGTAATTGCTTCTATAATCAATAATGATGATGTTGTTTGTATTAAAACATTGCCAGCAAGATTTCTAGGTACTACTGTATTATCATTTGACAACGCAGTGATACCTTTTTCTTCATAAAATGAATCTTGTCGAAGTGAAACGCTATCCATTATCTAACTACTTTAAAATAAATTTGATCGTCAACGTATTGTACCGTAAATCCATCTACAATTTTAAGTTGTAAACGATAATAGCGTTCTGGCATAAAACCGTTCATATCCATGTAAATATAATTGCTGGTACTATCGCAACTTACTTTAGTATAAATATTATCATATGGAATTATGACTTCGTCAGTTGCAGCATCCAAAACAGAATAATATGAACCCGATGGTAAATACTTAACTGTATCAAGTGGATATAAATTCGTAGGAGATTTTTGCGGATATTTGTCTCTTGCAAAAATTCTAATTTTAGAAATTTCCGTGTCTTTATAAGACGGTTTAACATTGGTATATACAATATATGAATCTAGATTAGCCGCGGACATAGAACCCGTTGTAAAAGCACTGTTATCCCAATACATCGTTAATTTAGGTACATATATCGTATGAGTTTCTCTGCTAAAAAATCTAACATAGCCTTTTACGTTATCATCTACTTCATCTGCATCTGAATATTGTATTAAAAATCCGTAGTTTGGTATTGTGTTTGAGTTGCTTCCACTTAACCATATTCTCATTTGATTGGTAACATCTACATTAATATCGCTAGTTCTATAAGAAAATGATTCAGATGTAATTAAGGTAGGAGCTGTGCTCGAACCGGAATAATATAAATAATTTCCACCTAAGCCCGAACCAGAAATATATAAATCACTAGTGCCAATTTCTATCTGTTGACTACCTGATATCCACGTAGAACCACTGCCAGGTGTATTCCAACACGCACCATTTGTAGTTATTTCAGATAAATAACCAGTACCATTTACCCAATTCTGACCTAACATTTTTACGTTAATATCATATTCATCAGGTAAATTTTTTGCATCAGTTGTAAATAATTGCAATATAAATTTACAATCTGTTACTAGTTTATTATATGTAGATAATGATGCAGAAATTTCCGACATATCAAATTTTACGATACTTCTTGCCTTTAATAATGTTTCGCCGTCTGTGCCTAGACGTTTACCAATTTCTAGTATTTCGTCTAATCCAGTATTGTATGTTGGAAACGCTTCATACAACGTTGTATCTTTTTCTGCATAAAATATTCTAAACATTATAATCCTTAATAATTAACTACTCGACCTTTAATGTCTTGATTTGGAAATTTTACTTCAAATATACTAGGATCTAAAGAAGGATATATAACGCCATTTTTTGTAGCAGATGATAAATCATAAACATTTCCGGAATATCCTAATGTAGTATCATATACATTATTAAATGTAAGATTAACTAAATTCTGTACACCTTTGACATTTGAAATAACATTCATGACTTCTGTTTTAAGTATAGGTTGATTGATTTGCCAACGATCAACATCAAAATATGTTTTTAATGTATTAATACAATTTAATAAAACTTCATTGCTATTATAATTAGATAATACAGAAATTTCAAATTGTACTCCTACATTGATTATAAAAGCATCTTTTATATTTACAGCATCTGTTAAGATACGATATTGACTTAAATACGTTTTTAAATTTTCTTTAACTGCTGTATTTAGTGCAGTTAATTGTTTATTTTCATTGAATCCTAATATGTACATGTTAAGTGCTAAAGGATTTGGTAAACGATTTTGCGTGTAATCTTCTTGTATAATTTGATCGTCAGGGACAATGTATGCTTTTGATATGCTACCAAATTTAGCTGGCATTGAATACGCTCGTATGATATAATCATCTCGCGTTACCATACGATTCTGCGTTGCAAAATTTGATAATGCATTATTTTTTATGTCTTGTAGTGTATCAGAATTTTTAGCTCCAGAAGCTGGCACTGGATTTGTAACTGCTACTGTATTTTTAACAAAATTAAATACTGGTACAGCGCCTGTAGAATTAACATCTTCATCATAATTAACTTGTTGAATATTAGTTAATACATTTGCTACAACGTTATCTGATATACCATTACCTATAGTATATGTTACAGTTAATGTTGTATTTGCAGGAGCTTGTCCGTATGTTCTTGTATATAAAAAATTAGAAGGATCAATATCAACATCTATATTTCTACGTAATCCTGATAAACCATTCCCTACATTAGTTGGATTTGGAATGATTTCTTCATCATTATTATCTGATACTCCAGCGCCGAATTGTAATTCTAAAAGATTATCACTACGTAATCTTGTTACAAAACGTTTAGCAGTACGTTTCATTTTTAATAAATTAGGAGATGCTGACCTATATTGATACAAATCCGGGTCATTTTCTGCTAAGTTAGGTACTGATTCAAAAATTGTGTCTTGTGCTAAATATGGAACCTCATACCAATTATCGCCATCAGATTCAGTCATCGAAATTATATCAATAATGTTTGATTCGGGTAAAACAATTTTATCATATGCCACAGGTGAGCCAAATGTAAATGTTCTAGTAACAATTTGACCTGATACAGCTTGTACTTGTTTTTTTAATAAATAGTATGTTGGCTGTTTAGTAGAATCATCACTTTCATACACTGTAACTTCAGTTGGGTCAAAAGAAGATGAATATGAAAAATCAACTAAATCTAAAGTTCTAAATACGGCTGATCCGTTATTTGCACTAACTTGCATACCAGGTTTTATGGAAAGTGCATATGTGTAATCAGGAGCAACATTATTACCAGATCCAATAGATGGAACCAATTGAAATACATCCAATGTAACATATGCCGGTATTGAATTTTTTGGACGATATCCTAACATGTTAGCAATATCATATATATTTCCTCGTTCCGATGCTTGTTCTAGTAACGATTCTTTAAGATTATTATCAGCATAATATGACAATACATCGCCGACATAAGCTGATAACTCTAATAAAATCATTCCAGATGATGCTTCACTAAAATCAGTATATGTTGTAGGAAAATATTGTTTAGTAAATTCAATTAAATTTTTTCGAATTTGACTAAAATCTTTACCTAAATAAGAAACATCTTTTTTTGTTTCCATGTTATTGTCCTTGTTGTACTTGTACTACGCCATTATCATCTACAGTTAATGTAAGTGTATTTATATTAATACCAGTATGCGAATATTCAAGTGTAATTTCAATTGAATGAGTCATAGTTGGATCATCTTCAATTGTTTTTACTAAAAGATTTGATACGGTAATTTCAGGTATCCAATAAGCAATTGCTGGAGAAATGTAATCTTCAACGCTTTGTTGCAATTCTCGAGAATTTACTTCAAATAATATTCTAAATAAATCAGTTCCAAAAGTTGGTTGTATTGGTCTTTCACCTAATCTTGTTAATAATAAATTTTTTAATTTGTTAAAAACAGCTTGTTCTGATGTATAAATTGTTGAAAATGGAGATGCTGATCCGAATGATATATCTAAACCATTAGGTGTCGCTGTTTGAATATTTCCTACATCAACAATTACATACGGCATTTTTTAACTAGCTTTCTTTTTATTTATCGCTTTCATTAACGTTGAATAATCACGCGTTAATGCTTGTGCTACTTCTGGTGTTACCTCATACGTTTTACCAGTCTCCGGATCTTCCATTACTTTCGGAGCTGTCGGTGCAATATCCATCGCCTCTTTCATGTTTTGTCGCATTGCTCCAAATCCTTGAGCATGCGCCGATGTCATTCGTATTTCATCCATACCTTCATTCATCATATCCGAAAAACTATTCATCGCCGACGGACCTTGTTCCATTAATGCATCAGTTTCGTTTAATACCGAAGCCCATTTATTATCAACAAATTGAACTTTAGATTTTTTTTGTATCGGTGCAGCATTTCTTTGCAGTTTAACTGGCGCTGCTGCAGGTTGTTTTATTTCTGTAATTGTAGATTGTAACCCTTCGCGAAGAATTTCTGTTAATTCTTCTTTAATAACTTCACGTACGGCGGTTTTAAGTGCTTTTATAAGTGTTTTAGAATCCATATGAATACTTTATTAATAAATATGTAGATTAGTAATTTATACCCATACCCCAATCGGTATCAGATATTTTCGGGCCATAAAATGTTTTTGTAGTTTCGTTAAGTGCAAAATCTCCCGTTTTTCCTTGATCAACAATAGGCTGAGCTACACCTTGAAGCATAATAACTTTACTAGGCATTTCTAATAAATTTTCTACAATACTCAATTGTTTTTCATTCAATTGTTGAATTAAATTTTCTCGATTATCTAAATCTTCAATTGAAGTATTTTTTATATTATAAAACTCAGATGGTGTATAATTAATGAATTCGTTATTTAAAGAATTAACTGCTAATTGAGTTATTGCAGATACTTCAAATACTTCATTGTTACATATTGATGATAATTTATTAATAACTGCAGCTAATCCAGCTGATGCTAAAATTACGCCTCCATTTACTACAGTAATTATAATCGACGCTTGTTTTAATGCGCCTATAATAGTTGCGATTAATTCATTTTGTAATGCTAATGATTGAACTAAAGCTGGTGGCGATGGTACTGGAACACCCAATTGAATATTAATTAATGCAGCTGCAATTTGTGCCGCAACTGTTAATGCAGGAACTACAATTTGTAATATTCTTAATACTTCTTGAATTTTTTGTATGATTTGCTGAATTGATTGTAATGTAGATTTTATTTTTTGAACTCTAGGATCATTGCAATCGATACGTTCTGATAATTTACTAGCATCAGATATTGCATCACTTACTTTTTCATTTAATCGATCAATCAATTTGTTTAAAGCCCCTTGCAATTTATTAATTGCTGTTGGTACTTTT